ACAGTCAGCCGGCGATTAGATTTTTCCAACCCAACTCCAATGCGCAAGAACTTCTCACCGTTTACAAGGAACTCAACATTATTGCAGACGACATCTCTGCAATCCCCAAATACATGTCAGGCGGAGGTGCTACAGGTGGTGCTGGAAGGACAGCATCAGGACTGGCAATGCTCATGGGTAATGCCAGCAAGATACTCCAGACCGTCGCAGCTAATATCGACCGCGACATTATGTTCCCTGCTCTCCAGCAGCTCTTCGATATGCTCATGCTCACTGACCAGTCGGGAGTGTTAAGAGGCGATGAACACATTCGTGTCATGGGTGTCAACGTTGCGATGCAGCGTGAAACGCAGCGTGCGAGACAGTTGGAGTTCCTTAGCATCACTGCTAACCCGCTGGACGCGCAGATCATCGGCACGCAGGGACGAGCCAAAGTCCTGAGAACAGTCTCCGACACTATAGGGCTTGACGGCGAGGACATCGTGCCACCCGAGGACGAGCTGCAACAAATCGAGCAGCAGCAGAAGATGCTCATGCAGCAACAGGCTGCAGAAGCCCAAGGGAGCCAGCCCGGTAAAACGTCTACGGGTGACTCGGGGCCGCGTACTAATATCAGCAGGGGTGGTTCGGCTGGTGCATCGCCGGTAGCCGGAGGTGTAGGGTAGATGCAGTTAGTCTTTTGGACTGGATCGTTACTGGGCTATGCGGCTTTTACTGCTGTGTGTTGCCTCCTGTTCCGTTTGCGGGACCTGGAGGACAAGGTAGATCGCGTTAAAATTTATACCCAACAAAAAGGAGAGGACTATGGCGAAAGTTGTTTCTAAGTCGTCGCCGTCTTACGCTAAGGGCGGCAACGGTAGCATGGCTGGCAAGACTGGCGCGTCACCGCAGAAGCCGGGAACGACTTCAGGGGCGTCGCATGGGTCGATGGGCGGCTGGCTCAAGGGCGGCTCCGGTCACATGGTGGGCAAGCAGACTTCCAAGCCGGCCAAATGCTGCTAAGCCCATATGACAGATGAGGCGCTGATCATAGCAGCGGCTGCACTGGCACGATATTCGCCTGACTTATGGGGGCGGTTTGTGTCCGGGCTTGAAAAGCGTTCTGTGCGTTTGAGCCAGTTATTGTTGAACGCTCCTGCTGACAAGCTTCAGCATGGACAGGGCGCAGCGTTAGAGGCTTATAGCCTCTACGTTGCGCTTAACAATTGTATGAACACGGCATCGAGTATCGATGCTTCTCGCAAGTGAGTACTAACTATGGCGGTAACACGCGAAAGCTTGGAGCCTAAGCCTTCCAAGAATGTGCAAGGGCTTATTGATCCGAATGTGTCCATCCCCGATTCGGTAAAGGCTGCGTCAGCTCGCGCAGATGCAGCCTTTAAGGCGGCTTATCCCGATGCAGCACCTGATCCGTCACTGGCTAATCAGGAGGCTGCTCCTAACGCCCAGGGGGATGAGTCGCAGGCAGGAGCCTCGGCACCTGACCCCTCAGCGTCCTCCGAGGCTCCTGCCACTTCTCCTGATTCCCAGGGTGGCCCCCAGTTAGATGGAGAGCCGCCAGACTGGGAGCATCGCTATACGTCCATGCGGGGGCGTTACGACAGGGCACAGAACGATATCCGCCAGATGGCGGACCAGATCACCAACCTGCAGAACGTGCTCGCTACTGTAAGCGCACCCCCTGATACCAAACACGTTCCTCATGAGCTTCGGGCCGAGAGTTTATTGACCGCTGAGGAAGTCAACGACTACGGGGCGGAGTTCCTGGATATTGTCGGCAAAAAAGCCCGTGAAGCTACGTCGTCGCAAGTGCAGGCGCTACAAAACGAGATACAGGGTCTTAAGCAACAACTGGGATACGTAGGCGGGTCTATTGCACAGAACGCACGCGAATCCATGTTTGCTACCTTGGATCAATATGTGCCGGCTTGGCGCGACATAAATAACGATCCGAGATTTTTACAGTGGCTGGCCTTGCCAGACCCGTATTCCGGTGCTATAAAGCACAACTTATTGAAAGCCGCGTGGGAGCGGAACGATACCCCTCGTGCAGCGGCTTTCTTTCAAGGCTTCCTCGCTGAAGAGGCTGCCGTCGATCCCTCAAGGGGTCAGCCGAACGGTTCCATCAGTCCCCAGAATACAGCTGGGCACACAAATGGAAGAGTTCCGCTAGAGTCCTTTGCGGCACCCGGCAGAGCCAAGTCAGCGGCAGAACTCCCCGCTGAGAAGCCCCTTATCAAACGATCCCAGATCAGTAGCTTTTATGCCGACTGTGCCGCTGGCCGGTACAACGGCAGGGAAGCAGACAGAGCGCGACGCGAAAAAGAAATCTTCGCTGCGCAGGCTGATGGAAGGATTATCAGCTAACTGCTCCGGGGGTTACTATCCATAGTAACGTCCCTGGGGGCAACTCTCGGGGACAAAAATGGCATTTCCAATTTCTCCGCTACCCGCAGGTAGCACTGCGCTTTATCCGACCAGTGGCACTCCTGCCAATACGCTTGCTGCTACTGGATTTATCCCGGAAATTTGGTCCGGGAAGATGGTCGAGAAGTTCTACAACTCGACTGTTCTGGCTGCTATTTCCAACACTGACTACGAAGGCGAGATTAAGTCGTTTGGCGACAAGGTGCATATCCGCACCAAGCCGACGATCACTATCAAGGTGTATTCTGCTGACGGTTTGCTGGTTCCAGATCGCCCGGCTGGCGGCGAAGTCATCCTGAATATTGATCAGGGCCGCTACTGGAATACAATCCTTGACGACGTGATGCGGACGCAGTCCGACATTAACCTGCTTTCCATCTGGGCGGAAGATGCCGCCGAGCAGATGAAAATCACCATCGACACGGATGTGCTCCTGAATATTCTTGGGCAGGCTGCTTCCCCTGCTAACAGGGGCCTTACAGCCGGTGCAGCAACTGGGACTATCAACCTCGGCGTAACAGGCACTCCGCTTGTGCTGGCTCCTACGGCGGGATCGGGTGTCGTTGATATCCTCGATGCAATCCTGCGTCTGGGTCAGTGCCTTGACGAGCAGAACATCCCGGAGACGGGCCGGTGGCTTGTGCTTCCTGCGTGGGCAGCTACCCAGATCAAACGGTCCGAGCTTCGTCAGGCTTATCTGTCGGGCGATGCGGTGAGCATGCTGCGTAACGGGCGCATCGGCATGGTGGACCGGTTTACGATCTATTCCAGCAATCTGCTTCCGAAGGGCGTTATCACTGGACCTCCTGCACTGGCGACTGGTGAGACCGTGATGTATGCCGGCCATCCGCACGCGCTGACGTTCGCATCGCAGATGACCGAGATGGAGGTCATGCGTTCCGAGCACACGTTCGGTAACCTGCAGAGAGGACTACAGGTCTACGGCTACAAGGTTGTGGCACCGGTTGCTTTGGCACAAGCAATCATCAAGCCGGCCCCGTAAGCCAACTGCTTTCTGCGCAGAGGCGTCCCCTGGCCTTATACCTCCCTGTAGGCCGGGGGATGTTACTCTACATAGTAACACGGGGCTCAAGTAACTCATGGCCGCGTTAGATACTGTAGGGAAAATCATAGGTTACGTTCGTGCCCTCTTGCAGGACACGTATGAGCCAGCATACCGCTATCTTGATGCGGAGCTGATAGATGCACTTAATGCGGGGCTTCTGGACGCACGCAGGATGCGTCCTGATCTGTTTTTATACACACCCACCGATGTGCCTGCTTATTCCACCACTAGTGAGGTTGTTGATATCGACCAGCAGTATCGTTTGGCGTTGGTGTATTTTATCTTGGGGACAATGCAGCTTCGTGACGAAGAAGACGTACAGGATGCTCGCGCTACAGCCTATATGCTTAAATTTACATCCATGCTGATTGAGCCCATGATGCCGCAGAGTATCGCCAAATGAGCGCACAACTTGATCGTTTTATGAACGACGTTCGGATGCGCCTTCCGGGCGCGCTGGACGATGCCATCAAGTGGGAGCTGTTCTACACGCTCGATGAGTTCTGCAAGGAAACCAACGCTTGGCGGGAAAAGATCGTGCTTCCGGTCACTCCTGATGTGTTGGAGTATGAAGTCGAGCCGGAAGAGAACCGCGCCAGGATTGTCAGGCTGCTTGGTGTTACTGTAGGTACCGGGTTGGACGAACGCCCGATAGGCTATGTTACGCTTCCTGAACCGGAGCTACTCGTATTTAGCTCTCAACCGGATAATGCAGATTATAACGTCATAGTGGCACTGACAGTTGTTGATCCGGTAGATGCGGTTGATAGTTTACCGGATTTTCCTGATTGGTTTTTCATCCATTATAAGCAGGAAATCACCGATGGGGTTCTTTCCAAGATGATGTCGCAGCCTGCCAAGCCCTATTTTTCACGAGAGGGCTTTCTGTATCACGGGCGACGGTTTCGCAATGGCCTGTCTAAAGCAAGAACCTCGGCGGACTATCAAAACGTATATGGTGCTCAGAATTGGACGTTTCCGTTCTTTGCTAGGTGTGGCTCACGATGACTATCTGGCGCGGTTCACACTATAACGTGGTGTTTAACCTCCAGAGTTTGCCGGATGGCTTGCCTGTGGATATTACCGGGTGGGCATTCAGGAGCCAGATACGGGACAGAAATTCCGACAAGGCAGTGATGATCGAGCTTACGACCGAGAACGGCGGCATAGTTATCCTT